GCCTCTTGTATTAAGTGTCAGTTAGCGCGCGACAGCGCGTTGATGCTTGGTGCAGGAGGCCGTTTTGGCTTCCTTTTTCTCCTTAGGTGGTACCTATTGATAATATTTATTGTTTTAGAACGTAACACTTGTTTAGTGTTAGGGTTTTTCGTCTCAAAGCTCTACTGAACTTCAAGATTAACCATCTTGGTGGCGGTACGACGGCTTGCGCCGTCTCTCTTCCCTTCCTTCTTTTCTTCCTTCCTTCTCTAACCACAATCTCTATATCCATCCTTTCCCAGTAGTTTTGACGGGGTCGTGTAATTCTTATCGACCTTGGGTTTTAGACACGTGAGTGAGAATAGCCTTAGTATGTGGCAGTGACAGTCTCACGTGAAACCTCGTCGCGATCTTTTTTTGTGCAGATGCGCGACCCGGCCCCCGATCGTGGGGCCGAGACAATAGTCTCAAACCTTGACTATGAGAAGCTCGGTGAGGAGCCCATGTATGATGCTTGGAGAGATCTTTGTTGTGGAAAATTTATTTGTTAGGATGAGGCCAAAATAAATGTAAGATGTGTGCTTCCTAAGTTCGTGCACGTCTAGTTTCTACAGTGATGAGATTACAATTCCGATCACTATTCTGAGAGGGGGACTTGCGACCCATGAAAGTGCAGGTTGGCCATTCGGGATAGAATGTAGCGACTACCGCTTGTTGTCAGAAGGACAGTGTAAACCGAAAGGTATATCACGCGGCGTTTCCACTCCCGCCCAGAGAGTCACAAACGTGGTTGTCCATTCAACATTTGATTTAGTACTAACATTTGATCTCTCAGTACCTTGTGGTGTTTTTCGACGACGATCACATTGACTAAAACCCCCTCATACCCAGACGTTTTCGTAGACATTCATAGTTTGTTTGGTCTTCGTGAGCGTGTCTGGTGGAAGGCGGGTCTCCCCCTTTGTTGTATTGTGGTCGGTTAATATTCGACAGGAGTTTTAGGCGCTTGAGAATCGCTTGCCTAGTGGCAGCTAGCGGACGATTAGCGATATCGGCCAGGTGACTTCAAGGATATTTCAAATTACTGAGAAGAAACTGTCACCATATCTGGGCGAGCAGCAAAGTGCGGGGGAGAGCGCAACGGAGGGTTCATTTAAAAGCGAGAGCCATAGACCCAAAGTTCGCGCGTGCTCCGAGTGTGATAGTAGTGATTGCGAAGGCACATACGTAAGTGAGGTTTCATTTAAAAGCGAAAGCCACAGAACCGATCTTCACGTCGAGGATGAGATAGAATATACGGATGGCATAATACGCGGCATGATTGAAGCGGCCGACATCTGCTACTGTAGAAATTGCTCGGGTTTGATGGACGAGAGCCAAGATAATTGGACGATCCTAGAGAATTCATGTTTGATGATTGGTCGTAGTGAATCCAATCACCGGAGCAGTTGGCTGGATGAGTTTGTCGAGAGAGTGATGAAGCCTGTGCGTTACATGTCGGAAAGTGAGTGCGACGAGTTGTCGTGTAATGACAGTTTTATGGCGCTGGTGGACCTGTGCGATGAGGAGGTGCAGCAGCGCGTGTACGGTAGAGTGTTTGTGAGACCCATGGTTCGCCAATCAGGAGCTGGTGTGTCGTTTGATGGATTTAAGCCATTGTTTGAGGCGATTAAGCAGGTTGTGCCTGTGTCAAAAGCTTCGGCGCGGAACTTGGCGATGACGGCATGCTGTGTTCAAGCGATTATCGATGCGAAATCATGGAGAGGAATTGTGTCAACAATAGTGTTGTATTGTGGGTCACTGGAAGTGCACGAAAACATAACCAATTGGTTGATAGAAAGCGTATACGACTTCTTTCGTGAAGTGTTTACTCACAAGTTCCCAAGGAGGCAAGCCGAGAATGTGCATCCAGTTGGAGATGCGTTTGATTTGCCAGATGCTGAAGTGCCTGAGGGTATACCCAGAGATAGTTCAACGTTCACTGGCATGATGGCTAGCTTCTTCGGAGCGATTCGAGATAATTGGAAGCTGGTCATGGATTCTCCTGCTGTCGTGTTGTTTCGGAAAGCTGTGGCTTGTGTCGCTAGCGTGTTGTTTGCTAGCGAAAACCCTAGATCGTGGTGCATGGAGCTGGCGAATATATCTCTGATGACGGTGAATATCAAGAAGGCGTGTGTTGAAGACGTGGTTGATTGTGTCACGGAGGTTCTAGCCTTTACTTTCACGAAGCTTGACGATTGGGTGACTGGCGCGTCTTGGAAGAACATTTTTGGTCGTAACCGGGATGTAAACGATGCAGCAGCTCTGTTACTCAAAATCGAACGAAACTTGTTTTTATGCAGACGCCATGAGTACAAAGCGATCAATCCGATATGTGAGTATATTGATGCAGCGGAGGTATTCCGAGATATTGACAAAGTGCATGGCGTCATGTCTACGTACGCGGCCCGATGTGGTCACAGTAAGGATGGCCGGCACGACTTATCGTTTTACAACTCTCATATAAAGCGTGCGCTGATAGTGAGAGTCACGATCGAGGCTGCACAACAAGGTTTGACGCTACGCAAAGCTCCTTTCGCTGTTTTGTTCTACGGACACTCCAACGTTGGAAAATCCGCGTTAGCGATGCAGATTGGTTTGGCGCTACTGAGAGCTCTAGGATGTTCTGTGGGTTCTCACAATATTTACAATCACCAAAGTCAGGATAAGTACATGTCTGGTTATAACGCCGGCAAGTCCTTGTTCTTCTTGGATGATTTGTGCAATGTCAACCCCGAATTTCAGAAGGAGTCCCCTACTCAGTTTGTTGTTGATGTAGTCAACAACACTCATAAGGCCTCCGTGCAAGCAGCCGTTGATGATAAGGGAGCGATATATTTGGCGCCTAGGTTGGTAGTGGCGACCACTAATGTCAAGAGATTGCATGCTGATTTGTACTCAAGTGAGCCCGTATCGATATTGCGAAGGTTCAATTACACGGTTACTGTCCGTTGTCGCCCTGAGGTCGCCAAACCTTGTGGTGCCTTGGATGTTGACAAAGCAAAGCTATATACCCTAAAAAAATATGGTCCTGGTCAGATTGTCCACGACTGGTGGTTGTGCAGTGTGGAGAGCGCGTACGGTGCCAATGACGCGGCTGGTGAGGATAGGCCTCAAGTCGCTAGGTATATGTTAGCGAATGATGACGCGGGACCTATGCAAGATGTAGACTCTTTGCGACTAGCGAGATTCTTGACTGCGGCGGCAGTGAGCTACGATAGTGCACAGGAGCAGTTTGTCAATGAGATGACGGACTTGACATCGACGCCTTTGTGTGATCACGGGTTCGTGTATCCGGTGTTCTGTGATGTTTGTCGATGCGAAAGTGGTCAGAGATCATTGGCCGAGGTTCGAGCTGACGCTGCTTATGAGGTCGTCAGAGCGCAGCAGCGAGGTATCCCAGATGATGAATCGTCTGAGCAGTCGGACGGCTCGTATGATGAGATTGAGCTAGCCGATCAGATAGCTGCGTTTGATTTAGGGGCTTATTCTGACGGTTTAGCGCGGTTTGACGCTGTGCAGCTTCTGCAAGAAGTTGAGGGTAAACCGCCAGTTCTAATACGCGTACTTAATTCTGCTTTAAGTGCTCTGGCCTTGAGGGGTCTTGGGCCCGATTATGACGAGCTGACTTCTCAGATTGATCGGTGTATGGTTGAAACAAAATCACAATTCGTGCTGAAGTTTGTGAGAGAAGCATTTAGCTCCGGCGGCCTATCGTCATTGAGATCGGTGCCTTTGTCGAGGATGGCTGAGTTCTCTGAAGACATCACCCTGTCAATATATCGTGATTTGACTCTGTTGTCGTCACGAAGATGGGGAAATGTCACACCGCACGGTAACCCCATAGCTAGGTTGTCGTTCGAGTGCGAGCACGATGACCCTGTGTATAAGTTGCGATTTGCGTCCACGAACAAAGATGACATGAAGAGGGTTTTTCTTGATCTGCAAGAGATGTTGCCTGACAAGGATCATGTCGCGTACGTTGAGGGCGCGCTACGTGATTCTGTGTTGGTCGCGAAGACTCCCGTGAATGAGAGGTTGTGCGGCATATATCTTGTGCTACACGACCCGAACACGGCGGATGGCATGATCATAGGCCCGGAGCCGTCGGCCAATGATCGGCGCCGGATGGCGGAGATGTATAGAGCTTTGAATATCGAGCAGATTGGAGATTCGATTGA